CAGAGAGTTGGATATCAAGTATTTTCTGAAAACTTTGCAATTGGAAACCAAATTCCATTAGCAAATACTGTTAAGAATACAAGAGTTGATAAAATCAAATCAATTGTCAAAAATCTTCTTCGTAAATTAAAAAATCTTCAAGGAAACGTAGAAAAAATAGCGCAAACAATTCGTGAAGCAGCAAATAAAATTGTTACTTTATGCAATGATTTGATTGGTGGACTTTTTAATTTTTTAATTTATGGAAATGAAGATTTTCCTGGTCTAATAGGTCTTTTAAAACAAGGATTGGATTTGCTTTACAAACTAGTTTTTTCTCAAGTTCTTGCAGCCACTGGTAATCCAGTTGCAGCACATCTTGCCGGTGTTGCTGCACAAGAAACAATGGTTTTGCCAGTTAAAGCACTTGAAGAAGCATTTGGATGTATTGCTGGTGCTGCAATTGAAAGTATGAAGAGTTTAGTATTCGATATTCTAAACTCCACCGTCAATAATGTAGACCGCTTTGTAAGTTGTGCTGCAGATCAATTTGCTGGCACATTGTTAAATTCAATCATTGGTGTGCTTGAAACTTTATTTGATGGTCCCTTGTCGGCAGTTGAGAAACTTCTTCAATTCTTCTCTAATTTCAATTTGGGAAACATTTTGAGAGAAGCGATTGGGTTGTTGTCTGAATTTGGTGCTGGATTTGCCTGCAATCAAAGTTTAGATAATTACAAAGGACTTGTAAATGAGTGGACGGTTGGTGGAGGACCTTCCGGTTCGGTTTCATCAACTGCATCTTCTCTGGTTAATACTTATGGAAACATTAGAGATATTACAAATATCATTAGTTCTGGTGTAGACATTAATTCTGTAACACAATGTTTTACTGGTGCTTTACAATTTGCAAGCCCACCGGTCATTAATATCTTCGGTGGGCGTGGATCTGGAGCATCTGCAATTCCTATCTTTGGAAATCTTGTAACAAATTCGGATGGGAATACAACTGCAAGTATCATTGGAGTTCAATTGACGAATCCTGGATCTGGTTATGCTTATTCGCCATTTGTTGAAATTATTGATGATGCAGATCAAGGATATGGTGCAGTAGCAAGAGCACTTATTAATGATAGTGGTCAAGTTGAATCCATTTATATGGTTTCTGAGGGTGAAAATTATTCTGTTGGTAACCTTGCAGAGTTTTCTGTCTTGCGAGTATTGGTTGAAGATGGTGGAGGTGGATATGAAGATGCAGTTGTCACTGACAATCTTGGAAATGAATACAACTCTCAGATTGTTGATGGTCGTATCTCTCAAGTCATTCCTCTAAATAATATCGTCGATAGTCTACCTAGACTTAACATAGAATCAGATACTGGATTTGGAGCAATTTTACGCCCCGTCATAGGAGCACTCAAAGAGACTGGACCTATTCCTGCTTCTCCGGATGCAGATCCTAATTCTCCCAATTCAGCAAATCTTTTTGCACAAGAGGTGCAAACATCCATAGATTGCCCGATATAAAATGGCAGAAAGAGATAAAAACATTTTTAAAAGACAACTTATTAGTTTTAATCCAAACTTCAGGATTGATACTGCAAACCCTCAGATGGGGTTGAGTGGTACGGATGTGTATAAAATTTATGGTGTCACTGATAGTGGAGATAACCAATCTTCAATTAGTTTAAGTAGTGGTGGGTTATTTTCAATTTACAATGACCAAACCATTCAAATTTCTGGCGGTTCTAAAAATCCTGAAGGAAGAGAAGACGTTGTAATCATTGGTAACAATGGAAATGTTTCCATATCAGCAAACGGAATGGTTCGTTTGTATGCGACCAATATTATGATTGAAGCAGAAGAAGATATTCATTTCAAAGCAGGAAGAAATATCACAATGAAGAGTGGTGCTGGTCGCATCATGATTGATGGTCAACGAGTAGACATAAAAGGAACTAGTGGAAACATTCCTTCTTTACTTGGAATTGATTTTACAAAAAAAGTTTTCTCTGGAAGTTTTGTTGGTATTGACTTTATTGATAATGTCGTAAGTGGAATTGTTGGCGGCATAATTAACACTGTCGTTGATGCAGTATTATGAGCAACAGTCAATATTTCGGGCAAGAAACTTTTTTTAATGAAAAAATTAATGCATATGCGGGTATATCGGGAGATCTAACTGGCAATGTAATTGGTAATTTAACTGGCGATATTACCGGCAATGTAATTGGTAATTTAACTGGTAATTTAACTGGCGATATTACCGGCGATATACTTGGCAATGTGACTGGAAATATAACTTCAAGTGGTATTTCTACATTTCAAGATATTCGAATTATTGGAAAATATTTTGATGGTAGTAATACTTTTGGATCATCTGGACAAATTTTATCTTCTGATGGAACAAAGACTGCTTGGATTAATGCTAGTTCTGCATCTGTAGGATCCGCTACTTCTGTAGGAACTAATTTAGATTCTACAAATGTATCTAGATATTTGACTTTTGTTGAAAACACATCTGGAAATAATATTATTCGTGTTGATTCTGATTTAACTTATAATCCAAGCACGAATACATTTGGAAATATTCAAACTGGAATTTTAACTGCTTCAGCACTAAAGATTACTAATGGTTTGTATGATGGATCAAATTCACTTGGATCCTCTGGTCAAATTCTTTCTTCAAATGGATCTGCAACATTATGGATTAATGCTAGTTCTGCAAATGTTGGATCAGCAACTTCTATTGGAATTAATTTAGATTCAACAAATGCTTCGAGATACTTAACTTTTGTTGATGCTACTTCTGGAAATAATCTTGTTAAAGTTGATGCAGATCTAACTTATAATCCCAGCACAAATGCACTTACCGCAGGTTCTTTTGTTAAATCTGGAGGAACTTCAAGTCAATTTTTAAAAGCAGACGGATCAGTTGATTCTACTACATATTCTACACAAACATTTCCATCTGGAACTTTAATGCTGTTCCAACAAACAGCAGCACCAACTGGTTGGACTAAACAAACGACTCACAATAATAAAGCATTGAGAGTTGTAAGTGGCACTGCAAGTTCTGGAGGCACAACAGCATTTACTACAGTGTTTGCATCAAGAACTCCGGCAGGTACTGTTAGTGGTACGAACTCTGGAGGTTCAGTTACTGGATCTGTTTCTGGTTCTAACAGTGGTGGTAGTGTAAGTAATACAACATTGGTAGAATCACAAATACCAAGTCATACTCATAGTTATACTGCATCTAATAATAATAACGAAAACAGGGTTTCTAGTCCCAAGGCGGGCAACGTGGCACCTGTAAATACAGGAACTTTTGGTGCCAACACTGCTGCTGCTGGTGGTGGTGGTGCTCACAGTCATGGATTTACGAATCCATCGTGGAGTGGTACTTGGACTCAGGGTGTATTTACAAATCCATCATGGAGTGGATCATTCTCGGGTACAGCATTAGACTTTGCTGTTCAATATGTAGATTTGATTATCGCTTCCAAAGATTAATTAAAAGGAGATTTAACTATGAGAGTAACGATTATTCCAGAAGATAAATGGATTAGAAAAGATGAAGTTTCATTAAAATTACCAGAATGGAATTTTAATGATCCTGATATTCATGCAATTCAGTGGTATGAAGATCATGGAGAAATTGAATGGAAAAATCCACAGAGAAACGAATCAATTACTGATGATTCTATTCTACAACCATACATTACTGCATTAGATGCATACTTAGTTGTTTTATCTACTCCTGTACCAGATCCTGATCCTGTTTTATCTGATACTCAAACTCTATCAAATATTTTAAACTCATAATTTATGGAAGATAAAAAAGCGTGGATTTATATTCATATTCCTAAAACAGCAGGAATGTTCATTAAATCTAGAATAGAAGCATCCAAAGATACCTCAAAAATTTTAGATCCATTTACTACTAATACCACATATTCAACTCCAGTTAAAAATGCTCCTAACATTTATTTTGTTAGACAGCAAATAGAACTCGCTAATGATCCTAGAGTTGGATTTGTAGTTATTGTTAGAAATCCTTATGACAGAATGTATAGTATGTGGAAATGGTCAAGATTATATGGAAACATTGGGAACTTAGATTTTCCAGATGTTGAAGAAAAATTTGAAGATTATTTATTAAATTTAAAAAGTGGCACGTATGATATGTGCTACTTTATGCAAAAACAAACTTTTTTCTTCACTGGAGAAGAAAATTGTTTTGTAAAAACTATGAAGTTTGAAGAACTTAATACTACAGTAAAAACTTTCTTTGAAAGTAATGGTGTTACTTGGTCTGATCAAAAAGTAAATGAAACTAATGGAAGAAATTATCGTGAAATTTACAACAACACAATGAGAGATATTGTAATTGAAAGATGTAGTGAAGAATTTGAAAAATTCAATTATTCTTTAGATTTATAGAAATGGTTCAGATATTCAAGAATTTTCTTTCTGAGGAAGAATGCATAATTCTTACAGAAATTGCTTTTATAGGAGTTGAAGAAAAATGGATGGGTCCGGGAATAACTGAAGGTTTTGTTTTAGGATATAAAAAAAGATATACAAGTAGAATGCATATGGAGGGTAAAAAATATCCTCCATATGTAATTGAAATATCTAATAGAATTAGACAGTTTATGGACATAGATTATCTTCCAATTATTGAAGGTCATGGATCTAATGGTGTGGTTGTTTCTATTACATATCCTGGTGGAGATGTTTATAAACATCAAGATCCAAAATCTATTGATGGTTTAGCAACTTTTAGATGTAATGTAATGACACAAGCAGCAGATTCTGGTGGAAAACTCTATGTTGATGATGAACTAATAGATATAGAAGTTGGTGATTTACATTGCTACTATGCTTCAGAACAACCACATTATGTTACAGAGGTAGAAGGAAATACTCCAAGAGTTTTATGGATGTTTGGTGCTCATAGACCTGTTCAAGATTATCATAAACAGTCTTTACAAATTAAATAAATTATATTATAATATAATTTTTAACTATGGCTAAAATAGAACCTGGCAACTTTTGCCCACTTATTAAAAAAGATTGTATTGGACTTAAGTGTTCTTGGTATACTCAAATGCGTGGAACAAATCCTAACACTGGAGAACCAGTGGATGAGTGGGGTTGTGCTGTTGCTTGGATGCCTTTTATGGCAGTAGAAATCGCACAAAAATCAAATCAAACTGGAGGAGCAGTAGAAAGTTTTAGAAATGAAGTTGTAAGGGCAAACCAACAAAATCAACAACTTTATATTTCAGCCCTTCAACAAGGAGTTGTGCCAGCACAGATAAGACCTATGGATAACCCTATGAATATAATTGAAGGATCGACCGACCAAACCCCTTGACACCCGCCCCCAGATGCCCTATAATATGGGGGTAATCGACGAAACCACCCCATGAGCACTGCACAAGAAACCGTCCAGGGCATTGTGATTGATGTATGCACCCGCACCTTCCTTCTCCTCAGCGACCAGGGCAGCGAGCGTTTGGTTGAGTGTGATACTGTAGAAGAGTTTATGAATGTGTTGGAAGTTGTCACCGCTCAACTTGACCCTGAGCAGATTGAGTATGCTGATCTTGCCATTTATGGGCAGTGATGCTATAGTATAAATATCGAAAAAACCGAATGGAAGTTTTCACAGTGGCAGAGTTTCAAGAACGTTTTGACGAACTAATTGAAAGAGTGGAAAACGGAGAGAGTTTAGGTATAGTAGACGAGAATGGTAGAGCAGCAGTTATGATACCTGCGGATGATGACCTCATACGAATACACACAGAGTATAATAACGAGGCATCATAAATCGCAAGGGAGCATAGCTTAATGGTTAGAGCGGCCTGCTTATAACGGGTTAGTCTGGGTTCAACTCCCAGTGTTCCCATTTGCTATTTGCGAATAGCGAATGCTGGTTTAGCTATCTGGTGAAAGCACCCGACTCATAATCGGACACAGGTGGGATCGTTCCCCACAACCAGCACTTGACCACTACAACTCTATGAGTTATAATGGTCCCATCAGCGCCCGTGTAGCCCAGCGGAAGAGGCAAACGACTTAAAATCGTTCAAGCGACAGTTCGAATCTGTCCACGGGTATACAAAATAAATATAAGATATGGGAGTAAGTCCTATGTCTTATCGTATCGACACTGCATACTGCTGGTATAACGATGGCAGTATGATTGTGAAGGTGTATTTTATTAATCACATTCCTTTCACGTTTGACGAACTCCCAGACGGACATTTATACGATCAAGATCTTTGTAGAGCAGCAGATAAGAATCGTACATTTGAACCAGAAGACTTATATAGAAGTTCTTTTTATCTTATAGATGAAGAGGTGCATCCTTGCTTTTTTCCGGTTGAGTTGGAGAATCCTGAAGATATGCCCAGTGACATTGAATTTGAGTATGATGAGGAAGATTTAATGGGATAAATAAAGCATAGAAGATTGTAAGAAAAGAGGACAGAACTTTGCCACTTAATAAACTTGATAATTTTATTAAAAATATTGAAGGGCGTACATTATATGTAAATCCAAATGATTTAGACGCTACAGATTCAATTACAAATACTGGCAACTCTCTTGCTCAGCCATTTAAGACGATTCAAAGAGCGTTATTGGAAGCAGCAAGATTTTCTTTTGTGAATGGAAATGATAATGATTTAGTAGAAAAAACAACAATTTTAGTTTGGCCAGGTGAGCATTTAATTGATAACAGACCAGGTTTTGCAATTTATGATAATAGTGGAACTGCATATGCTGTGCCGCCAACTGGAGGAATTGGATCTCCTGCACAAGCAGTTTTATCCCTAGAATTAGATTCCAACTTCGATTTAACGCAAGAAGATAATATTCTTTACAAATTTAACAGCGTTACTGGCGGTGTTGTAGTTCCTAGAGGAACTTCTATTGTAGGTCTTGACTTAAGAAAAACAAAAGTTAGACCAAAGTATGTTCCAAACCCAACGGATCCTTTGGTTTCTAAATCTGCAATCTTTAGAGTAACCGGAGCTTGTTATTTCTGGCAGTTTTCATTTTTTGACGCAGATGATTCTGGTCTTGTTTATACTCACCCATCTTTCTTTTCAAGTAACTATCAGTCAGCACCAAGATTCTCTCACCATAAACTGACCTGTTTTGAATATGCTGATGGTGTCAATGAGGTTGGCACATATGGTCTAACAGACCTTGATATGTATTATAGTAAGTTATCGAATGCTTTTAATTCATATCGCCCAATTCCAACGACTGCAAAGTTTCCTGCCAGCACTGAAGATTTTGCAAAGAGAAATCCAGAATGGCAAATTGTTGGTGCCTTTGCTTCAGATCCTATTGAAATTGCAACAATTATTTCTGGTAACGGAACGACAGCAAGCACACAAGTTACTGTAACTACAACAGAAGCGCACAATTTAAACATAGGCACTCCAATTAAAATCAGAGGAGTTTCTGCACCAGAATATAACATTGCTTCAACTGTACAAACAGTGATTAGTGATACACAATTTACATATCTTCTCCAAACCTTTCCGATTACATTGCCAGCTAACCCAAGCGCATCAGGCGCAACGGTCACTGTAGAAACGGATACAGTTTCTGGTGCTTCTCCATATATCTTTAACTGTTCTTTAAGATCAGTTTGGGGTATGAATGGAATGCACGCTGATGGTAGCAAAGCATCAGGATTCCGTTCGATGGTTGTTGCACAGTTTACTGCTGTGTCACTCCAAAAAGATGACCGTGCTTTTGTAAAGTATGACCAAGAAACTAGAACTTATAATGGTGTTATCTATAGTACTGTTTACGGTGGGGATTTACCTACTGGTGCTTCTCAAACAGATACAACAAAAGTTTATCATTTAGATCCAAATGCCATCTATCGTCATGGTTGGGAAACGAGTCATATTAAAGTAACAAACGATTCTTTTATTCAGATTGTTTCTGTTTTTGCAATTGGTTTTAACAAACACTTTGATTTAGAGTCTGGTGGAGATGCATCGATCACCAACTCAAACTCTAATTTTGGTCAAATTTCTCTCAACTCTGATGGGTATAAAGCAGAGGCGTTTTCAAAAGATAACAATGCGTTCATCACGTCTATTATCACTCCAAGAGATGTCAGTCCGGTAGAAGAAGATATTGAATGGTTATCAATTGATGTTGGTCTGACAACTTCTGTTGGGGTATCGACTCATCTTTATCTTTATGGATTAAATGCACCAGATAGTATTCCTGTAAGTGTTACTCAGGGATACCGAATTGGTGCAAGAGTTCGTGATAAATTATACCTTGCAATTGGGGCTACAGAATATTCTGCAGACATTTATATGGAGGATGGAATCACAAGTTCCTTCCACGCATATTCAGTAACAAATGTATCTTCTTCAATTCTAACTCTTGGAACTCATGCCATTCAAACGGGTGAAAAGATTATCATCAATAGTGAAACGGGAGATTTACCAGAAAATGTAACCCCACATATCGATTACTATACAATTCGAGTTAGCTCTACTCAAATTAAACTTGCAACATCATTTACAAATGCTCTGAATAATGAAGCTCTGACTCTTTATGGTGGCACTCAACTGAAGGTTTATAGTAGAGTTTCTGATAAAATTGCAGGTGATATTGGATCACCAATTCAATTTGACTCCACGGCAGGAAACTGGTATGTTACTGTAAACAGTGCAAACCAAATCTATAACCAACTTAATACATTAGGTGTTGCCGAGTTAGGAGAAACGACTGATCTTACTTATGTAAAGAGGGTTGTTGACGAAAGAAGTTTAGATGAGAAGGTCTATAAAATCAGAGCAGTGATTCCGAAAGAACTTTCTAGGGCAAAAGACCCCGAAGAAGGATTTATCATTCAAGATTCTAGTACCACAGGGGCTAGACCTAATGATTTTACAAGAACGAGTATTGCGAGTACAGATTATGATTACAATAAAAATCAAAGATTCATTACAACTTGCTCTGTAAGTTCTGGCACAATTACTGTTTTATCTGAACTTCCTCACGACTTAAATGTTGGTGATATTGTTGTTGTAAAAAATGTAACGGATAGCAGCAACTTAACTGGCACCGAAAATCGTGGATACAACGGAAAATTCCGAGTTGCATCTGTTGTTGATGACATGTCATTTACATATTCTACCACAGACTTGAGTGGTAGACTTCATACACCAGGAGCAACAAGTACAAATAATATTGATTTAAGAGTTACCGATGACCAAGTTAGAGATCTTCCTCGCTTTGAGAGAAACGACATTCAACAAAATCTTTATGTGTATCGAAATGAAGTCATTTCTCCATACATTGACGGTCAACAAGATGGAATTTATCACCTTTATGTACTAAATGCAAATAATGGAATTCCCGAAGAATTCATAAACCTTAAATACTCCCAAAGTCCAGTAAATCTTTATCCACAATTAGATAGAGACAACATTGATGCAAACCCACCATCAGCAAAGACATTTGCTCTTCGTAGCCCAATCGGAGATACAAATACGAGTGATTTGAAAAAGAGTATTACTAGAGAAACAATTGATAAATTTGCAATATCTATTGGCGTTGGACAATCAATCATTGCAACATCAACATCATCAACAAATGCAACTTTAACATTTGGTAGAAGGCATGGTCTTGGTGGAATTGCAATTGGTGCAATTACTGCTGGCGCATCCTATACTAACGGCACTTACTACGATGTAAAACTCCTTAACACAGATCCAAGTCCTTCTGTTGGAACTTGGAAAGGAGCAACAGCAAAGGTTGTGGTTACTGGAGGAGCAGTCATATCGGTTGATATTATTTCTAGTGGTTCTGGATATACCAATGGTGAAGCACTTTTCTTTGATTCGTCTAGAATTGGTGCAGGAAATGGAAACGCAAGATACACACTATCAACTGCCGGAATCTCCACAAGTGTTGGAGATGTTGTGCAAATCACTGGTATTGGCACGACCGCAGATTCTTATCATCGCATTAGTTCTATCAATTCATCGACTCAGATTTCTATCGCCAAAACTGCAGGGGATCCAAATCCTGTTATTGGGCAATATGCAATTGTTGTGGGACCATCTGCAAGAATTACGACAACAAGTTATAGTTCTGCAACGGGAATCACAACATTTACAACAATAACTCCACATGGATTATTAGCTGGTAATAAATTTAGAGTTATTGATTCTTCTAACAATAACGTAGGAGATTATGTTGTAAAAGAAAGAGTGGGGGTCACCACATTCACCGCAATTACAAATAAATCTTTAAGTGTTGCAAATGGTTTTGTTCTCAAACATGCCATATCAGCAAATGATGCAATTTCTGATATTAGAGATGAAAACTTTGGAATTCGTCAAGTTTCTTTCTATAATAATGAAATTGTCAGACTTACAACGGCAATTTCTGATGACTCTGCAGCAACAACACTACAAGTTTCGGCAATAGCATCGGGTATTGGTACTGGTGCAAGATTCCCAATGGGATCTTACATTCAAGTTGATAGTGAAGTCATGAGAATTACTTCTTCAAGTAATAATTCTCAATTTACTGTTCTTCGTGGTGCTCTTGGTACTCGGAAAGAAACTCACGATGCTGGATCACTTATTCGTAAGATTAATCCACTTGCCGTTGAATTCCGTAGACCATCCATTCTTCGTGCTTCTGGTCACACATTTGAATATCTTGGTTATGGACCTGGTAACTACTCAACAGGATTGCCACAAGTACAACTTAAATCTCTTTCTGAGAGAGAAGAATTTTTAGTTCAATCTCAAGAGAGATCTGGAGGAGTTGTTGTCTACACTGGTATGAGTAACAGTGGAGACTTCTTCAGTGGAAATACAAAAACTTCTTCGTCATCGGGTGAAGTCACTTCATATGATATTCCAACACCCACTGTAACTGGTGAAGATCCAGCAAAATCGAGTGTTGTGTATGATGAAGTCACTGTTAAAGAAAGACTTCTTGTAGAGGGTGGAGACTCTGGCACCATTCTTTCTCAATTTGACGGTCCAGTTACGTTCAACAAACAAATCAGAGCAAAAGATGCGGTTACATTTAGTGGGCAAGTTAGAATCACCAATACCACATCTTCAGATTCTGTTGGAAAGGGTGCTTTAACTGTTAAGGGTGGTGTTGGAATTGGAG